ATGGTTCTGCTATTGATTTACAAGGTTATGAAGGCTCTGGTGCTTTTATACTTTCTGCTGAAGCAGGTGGATCAGGTATTACTTATGCTGTAAAACTTACAGAATGTGCTACATCTGGCGGTACTTATTCTGATGTAACAGATGGTGCATTTACAACCACTTCTGCTAATACTGCTGCATTTGAAAAAATCTATCTTAATGTTTCTTCTTTGAAGCGTTATGTAAAGGTTTCTACAACAGTTGCAGGTGGAACTGGCGCAGGTGCTTTATGTGTAACTGCTTTAGTATCTGCTAAGTATGGCTAATGTCATTTGCAGATGATTTAACAACAGTTTTTGGTTCTCCCTTTGGTGTTTCATGCACTTCTGGGGGAACTACTGCTAATGGGATACTAGATCAACCAACTGATGTTTTAGCAGGTGATCAAGTTATTTCTGTTGGTTATGTTCTGCATTGTAAAAATTCTGATTTTGGTTCTTTAGTTGCAGGTGATTCAATTACTGTAGATAGTACAGCCTACACAGTAAGAACAAATGAAGCAGGTTTAGATGGTTTAACAAGAGAAATTACTTTACAGAAAACATGACTACTAAACGTGAAAATATATTAGCTCGCTTATTAACTGTTATTACACCAACTACAGGTATTTCTAATAGAGCATATAGAGATAGAGTAGTTGCATTAACAAGAACTCAAACACCAAGTATTTTAATAGAAGCTGTAGACGATACCCCAGAACAAAATACAAGTTTACCTACATTAGATTGGTCTATGACTGTTAGATGTGCAGTTATTGTAAGATCATCTACACCTGTTACTACTGCTGATGCCGTAGTAGAAAATATGCATAGCAGAATAATGGCAGACTTAACAGTTAATGGTTATGCAATAGATGTACAACCTAGCGCTGTTGTTATAGAAACATTAGATTCTGACCAACCTACAGGAATTATTAATTGTAATTATATAGTGCGATATAGAACAGAAGTAGACGATTTAACGCAATAGATGGTGTTTCTTACTAAAAACCTTTATTATATAAACATACTGATTAAATGTAACAATGCCTAAGCTACACAGAAAAAGAAGCATATTAGCTAAAGCAGAATCTAGCTATGGTACAGACCCTAACCCAACAGGGAGTGCTAACTATGTACAGGTAATTGACCTGAATATAGAACCTATACAAAGTGATGAAGTTAGTAGAGATCTTATTCGCCCATATATGGGTAACTATGAAGTGATACCTGCTAATACAAGAGTTAATGTAACTTTTGATGTGGAAATGGCAGGTAGTGGTACTGCTGGTACAGCACCTAAATATGGAGCAGTATTAAAGGCGTGTGGTTTATCAGAAACTATATCTGGTGGTAATACAGTTACTTATGCACCTGCAGCAACACCATCTGACAGCGTTACATTATTTGTTAATTATGATGGTGTTAGACATATTGTTAAAGGTTGTAGAGGTACATTTAGTATTAATTGCGAAGTAAATAATATTCCACGTATTTCTTTCAATTTGACAGGATTATTTACAGCACCTACTGATGATGCTTCACCAACTGTAACAGTAAGCAATCAAGCATCACCTCTTATTTTTAAAAATGGTAGTACTTCTGCTTTTTCTATATTTGGTTATGGTGCAGCATTACAATCATGGAATTTAGACTTTAATAATGAAGTAATTTATAGAGAGTTAGTAGGTGGCACAAAAGAAGTATTAATTACAGATCGTAAGCCTTCTGGTACTGCTGTTGTAGAAGCTGTTGCTTTATCAGCGCATAACTTTTTTACAGATTATACTAATACCTCTACTGGCACAAATACTTGGTTACATGGAACAACTGCAGGAAATAAAGTTAGAGTATCTTGTCCACAATCTGATTTAGGACAGCCAAATTATGAAGATTCAGATGGTATAACAATGCTATCTTTACCATTCATGGCAGTACCTACAGCAACAGCTAATAACGAATTTTCATTAGTTTATACTTAAAGTTGCATAGATTATAAAAAGGGTATACCCTAGTATGTATATACTTGTATTCTTATGCCTTTTGTTATTGACCAGAGTCCTTCTTATAAATGGAAAGTAGAAGTAAACGTGAATAAAGATGGAACTGTACATACAGAAGTATTTACTGCTTTATTTAAAAATATTTCGCAATCTAGGTTCAAGGAAATGATAAAAATGGTAGAAGATAAACAGATAGATGATATTGATGTTACAAAAGAAATATTAGTAGGTTGGGAAGATATGGAAGCAACAGATGGTACGCAAGTTGAATTTAATAAATCTAATTTGAATAAGTTATGTGAAGTAAGAGGTTTTGCAACTGCTGTAGGGTTTGCATTTATGGAATCAAATCAACAGATTTATGAAAAAAACTAGCAAAGGCAGGTGAATATTGGGTAACTGGTTCACTTGTCATAGATAAAACAGCAGATGATGATGCAGTATTAGGTATCACAACAGAAAAGAAAAAAATAGATAATAATTTTTATGTATTAGAACAAAACTGGCAAACTGTAGAAATGTTTTTACGCTGTCAAACTCAATGGCGTGTAGGATTTAGTGGAATTATTGGTTTTGACTATACATCTGTTTTAAAAATGATTAAACTGTATAATATAGAAAATCATACTGCTATGCTTGAAAACCTACAAATTATGGAAGCAGCAGTATTAAAAGCAATGAGTGAGAATAAATAATGGCAAAGTTTGATTTAGTAGTAGCAGCAAAAACTGTAGGTGCAGGTTCTATTAAACGTTTGGGTAACTCAATGCAAGGGGTTGCAGGGCGTGTAAAAAATTTAAGGCTTGCAATGGGTGGTCTTAATAAAACTTTTGCTGCTTTTGGTTTAATTATATCTGGTGGTGCATTTGTAGGACTTGTAAAAGGTGCGATAGATCAAGCTGATGCTTTTGGCAAATTAAGTAGACAAACCGGAATTGCTGCTGATACTTTGCAGTCCTATGTCAATGCTGGAAAATTAGCAGGAGTAGAACAAACTGCAATTGATAAAGGATTAGCCAGACTAGCTTCCTCTATTCGTGAAGCTGATCAAGGGGTAGCGACTTACAAAGATTCATTTGATGCGTTAGGTCTTAGCGTTAGAGATTCACAAGGTAATTTAAAAAGCACAGAACAAATATTTGGTGAAATTTCAGACAGATTTAAAGAAATGCCAGCGGGCACAACGAAAGCTGCTTTAGCAATGGAATTATTTAGTAGACAAGGTAGGAAATTAATACCGTTACTAGATGAAGGTAGTAAAGCTATGAATAAATGGAACTATGAAACAAGTGAAGGCTTTGCGGCTAATGCTGAATATTTCAACGATCAATTAACAATGTTAAGTTTTGGTTTTGATGGATTTAGAAAACAACTTACAGACGCACTTTTACCAACATTAAATACAATTGTAAAAGTATTTAGTAATTTATTTAGTGCTGAAAATGATTTTTCTGGATTTTTTAAGACTATGAAAATAGGTGTAACTGGCATATCTGTTGTCGCATTAGCAACTATTAAATTATTTGATGAATTTGGTAGAATAGCAGGGAAAGTAGCAGTTTTTGTATTTGACATATTTAAAAAATTATTTGACCGTTTGGCAAAAATATTTAGAGGTTTTGTAAATATTATTAATACAGTATTTAATCGAATTGAAGCTAGAAAAATTGCCAATATTGAATATGCGGCAAAATTAGAAGAAGCTAGAAGTAAAGGCTCAAGAACTTTTGTTAATAACGTTATGAAAAATCGTGATAAATATTACAGAGAAGTTTTTGACAGATTACAAGAAGAGGATGCAGCTTTACCTACGCTTGATTTATTAAAGCCAATAACAGATAAATTTAAAGCTACTGCGGGTGACGTTTTAAAATCTGTTTTTGGAGAAGATTATATAAAAGGCTTTGTAAATAGACTTGGTGTAAGTATGAAACAATTTAATAAATTATTTAAAGATACTGAAGCTCCATCAAGTTATCTCCAAAATCTTAATAAAAACCTTAACAACACTAACGATAATTTAGAAAAAACATTTGGTGATCATATGAAAGATAAACTAGAAACTTTTTCTGAATCACTTAAATCAATAGGTGAATCAATGGCAGATGTAGTTGTTAAAAGTATTAAAGGTATGGAGGATGCTTTAGTTGATTTTGTTATGACAGGAACTTTATCATTTAGAAATTTAGCAAATAGTATTATTAGAGATATGGCCCGTATTGCAATTCAAGAAAAATTTACAAAACCTTTTACTAATTGGTTTTCAGGTTTTTTTGGTGGTGCTAGTGCAAAAGGTAATGTATTTAATCAGCAGGGATTAGTTGAAGGTTATGCAAAAGGTGGCGTTGTAGATAGACCAACATATTTTGCAATGGGTGGTTCTGGCAAATTTGGCGTAATGGGAGAAAAAGGTTTTGAAGCTATACTTCCATTATCGAGAGGTAGCAATGGTAAATTAGGTGTACAAGCATCTGGTGGAGGTTCTACTAATATTGTTGTTAATGTAGATGCATCAGGTTCTTCTGTACAAGGAGATGATACTAATAGTAGAGAATTAGGCAGAGCTATTTCTTTAGCAGTACAATCTGAATTAGTACAACAAAAAAGACCAGGAGGTTTATTAGCATAATGGCTACATTTCCTGATATATCACCTTCTTATGGTTTACAAAAAATTTCAAAACCTGATGTAAGAGTAATAAAATTTGGAGATGGATTTGAGCAGAGGTTAACTTTTGGCATACAACAAAATCCAAAAACATATAATTTAACTTGGAATAATTTAACAGAAGAAAATGTTGATATTATTGAATCTTTTCTTGATAGTAGGGCATTTGATAATGAAAGTTTTGATTTTACACCGCCAAAAGAAGCAATATCAAAATCTGGCACATTTTCAAGGGCATCAGGTTCAAAAAATGCAGTAATTACAGCAGCTAATCATGGTATAGCACTAGGAGTTAAAGTTGTATTAGATTTTGCATCAGGTATAAATGATGGTACGTATATTGTTAATGCAAGAACACAAAATACTTTCACAATTGAAACAGATGCTACTAGTGCTGTAAGTGGGGATGTTAGTTGTACTATATCTGGGCAGGGTAAATATAAATGTGAAACATGGAATAAAACAATAAATTATCCGACACGTTCAACAATAAATGCAACTTTTATACAAGTTTTTGAGGTTTAATAATGGCTTATGCACTTTGGTCTGCTAATACTGCTATAAGTCTTGGAACAGTTGTAGCATCGACCCAAGTACTGCCAACAGGTTTAGTTTTTAAATGTACTACAGCAGGTACAACAGGATCAAGTGAACCTTCTTTTGGAACAGATGTAGGCTCTACAGTTACAGATGGTACTGTCGTTTGGACTGCTATAAGTAGTGTTTTTGAAGAT